TGCCAACAGAATTCATAGTTTCCTTGGTTCCCCTCTCCAAATCGGTTTTTGATTTGGGGAGGGGTTAGGGGTGGGGTCAGAGAGGGGGGGTGAGGTCAGGTCTTAAGAACCCGCGTCATTGATCGGCACGAACGCGCCCTTCTCGTTGACTGGGCTGTCCGTCACATTGAACTCCTCGGCATAATACTGATCAGCCGCAACAAGACGGGTCACATCACCAGTGGTTGCATAGGTTGGGAACGGACCCTTGATGCTCAACGGCAGGAACACACGATGCGCCACCAGTTCACGGTTGCCCGCGATGATCAACGTATCGGGGAACTCGGTCGAGGAAAAGATCGGCTTTCCCTTTACCATGCCAGCAAAGCCAGCCGCATTCAGGAATACATTCGGGAAACCAGTCCGCATGAAACCATCCCAGTTACTGAGGCGGTCGGAATTCGTCACGCTCATCAAATAGAACGTCGGTTCATAGAAACGGTTTGCAATGATCACATTCGCATTGCCCATCAAACGCACCAGCTCAGCCAGGGAATCTTGCGTGGTATCGACTGTCCATGTGTCGGTGAAGTTATTGGGGACAGCCTTGACCGCTGAGAACGCCGCATACAGCAGTCCCTGGTCAATCTTGCGGCGCAATTGTTTGATCAGGTTTCCCATCGTGCGTGCGACCGCATCCCAGCCCAATTGTGAGCGGGAGAAAACGATTGCCTCACGGCTGATCTGATCAGCCAAACGATCGGCAGCCGCTTCGATCACTTTGAAAGCCAGCGTGGTCTTTACGCGCTCGATCGGCTGCATCTCACCGTTTCGGATTGCGCTGTAGGAATAATCCACCAGTAGATCATTCGCATTGATCGCGCCAGCGGTCAGAGCTTTGATCCTGCCTCCCGCATAATCGATCACAAAATCAACGCCCTCCTCGTAAGTGGTGCCAGCGGGGTCAGATGTCACTACAACCGATCCTGGGGTGATGCGCCCGTGTGAAAGGGCATACCAGGTATCTTCCACGCCAGCGGCCTCCACCTCATCGGTGATATCCACCGCATAGTTGCTCTCGCCCGTGGTCGTTTCAAAATACAGGCGGGTGGGAGATGTCTCGATCGTGCCCACATCAAAGATATTAGCGGCCACCAAATTCGGGAACGCCTCTTCGATGATCGCGCGTGAAACGCTGTAAGGCAGGTTGAGATCGGTCGTCAATTCAGCTTCCTGCAATAACCGACTCTCCGCCATCAACATCGGACCGTTCAATTTATCGAAGCGGTCAAGCAAACGCCGTGTGAAGATTTCTGCCGCGCTCACACCTTGAGCAAGATTCCGTACTGGCAAATTCTCAGCACGTCGGACACTTTCAACCAGCTCAAATGAAGCCCGTGCGAATTCAGGCGTGCCAGTCTCTTCGATCACTGGCCCAATAACAACCACATCATGGTTCTCTTTACGGCCTTTATTCTTCATGATGCGTGTTGACTGAATTTTGCCGTATTCCTTGCGTTTGTTTTCAGAGAATTGATTTACCGCTACGACATCAGCAAAAACGGTTTCCTTGAGCGACTCAACAAACAATTCGTTCAAATCTTTATCGAACGGCAGATCCTTACATGCTTCAGTAATGGCGGTTTCAACCGCGCTCTTGCGTCTGCCTTCTTCCAATTCCGCCTTGGCTTTATCGCCTTCAACGATCAACTTCTGGGCTTCCTCAAGTTGTTTATTGAGTTCAGCCTTTTCAACTTCCTGCTTTTGCAGTTTCTCTAAAAGTTCATCAGACATTTCATTTTCTCCCGATGCTTCAGCATCATTTTGATTTTGTGATTCAAGTAAACTCACTTGATTTTCAAACGAAGGTTCAAGCACCAGATCAAAACCATTCATGTGAAGATCGCTCACGCGAAAGATTTTTTCATCGCCCTTGCCTTCAGTCTTGCCTTCACCGTACCCGCGCATACTCACGCCAGGCATAACGCCATTTTCCAACAAGGTCAGGATGTCGCGTCCTTTGGTTGTAGGTAACACATGACCAACGATATCAACTTTCGAGCCGTCGAAAGTCACCTCGTTCCACTTCACTACCGTTTCCAAAAGGTTCGCGCGCCCGCCCTTGTCAGACGGATGTTCCGCCTCGCCAAGAATACGAATCGCACGGCCCTGCCCAGCGCTTTCATTCAGATGGCTGCTCAATTCTGCAACCGCCGCTTCAAGCACCGAGCGGGGATAAACGCGGTGATTGCCATTGACAACCTCCGCAGTCATCGCACCATTCACACGGATCGAACGCGGCTTCCCCTCCTCCGCCTCCTCCAATTCCATCCGTCCTTCCAATAACTCAGTAAATTTATTTTTAGCCATAATATTCTCCTTATGTCATTGCGAGGGCAAAGCCCGAAGCAATCTCAATATTTTTTTTCTCAGCCCAATATCGTTTTATGCCTTCAATTTGTTTTTGATAATGATCAATGGAAGGCTTTTTGCCTTTACGCGCTTCACTCATTTTTCTACGACTTTCTAAATTTTGTGCATTCTTTTTATTCACTTCGCATTTTCTTTTATATACTTCTGGATCTAAATAAGCCTTCTTACTTCCTTCACTAACTTTTCGATGCCATTCTGGGTCTTGAATATTTTTCTCTCGTGCTGCTTTTATTTTTTGAATGGCATCTGGATTTTTAGAAAAACCTTTCTTAGTTCCTTCACTAACCTTTTTACGCCATTCTGGAGACTGAGCAACAAGTTTTCTCGTTTCGCTCATCTTTTTTCTAGTTTCATCAGATGCTTTTGCGCCTAAACTACTTCCAGCAATTTGCAATATGTTGTACTCTGGCTTCAACTGATTTATATAGAACTGTTCAAATCTTAATAATTCTGCTTTATCACAATCAATGATTTTATAAAATCTGAACGATTGCGCTCCATATTTCTTCCACGAACTTTGTAGACGTCTGTTTGCATGTTTTTCCAATTTCAAAGTACTAATATGTTCCGACCATCTTCTACGGATGTTCACAGTCGCGCCAACATAAAATTCAGCACTCACGATATTTTGAATAAGATAAACTCCGCTATTCATCCTTCATCCTTTATCATTCATCATTGCACTTGCACCAAACAAATCATCAGCACTGACCACAATCGCCTCCGCGCTCGCGGTCTTCTTGTTCCCAGTGTTATCCTCAGCGATCATCTGCACAGCGCCGCTGACCATATCCACTTCGTCATCATGTCTCCCCTTCGGGAAAGCCGCCGCAATGCGGATGAATTCTCTATTCCATGTACCGCGCACCAAATGCACATGCCCAGCCTTTGCGCGCCGTCTCCATGGCCGTGCGCGTTCTACCTTGTCACCGTTTGGTTTCACGCCCATGATTTCCTTATTCACCAAACTGGGCTTCGCAAGAAATTCCTTTACAACCAACTTCTGAAACGCCACATCCTCGATACCCCACACCGATCCGAGTTCTTCATCCGAAAGCATTAACGAATGAAGCTCAGGCAGGAAACTATCCAGATCGCGGATCTTCACCACATCGCGGATATACAGATCCTCTTTCTGCAATGCCACGCCGCCCGTGCAATTCGAATCGCTGGTCTTGCTTTCACCGAGCGCGAGGTCTGCATACCAATACCAACGCAGTCCATCAGGCGCCTTCTCGACAATATCGAAATCATCATCGTCAAGAAATTCACCGACAGCCAATCTCGGTTTCTGCCCAAACTGCGCCACATATTCAAAATCCCCGATGTTCGCCTTGATCTTCTTCAATGCCGCTTCATCGTGTTTCTCTGGCCATAATGGTTCACCAGGCGCGCGGCCCAATTGGTCGCCGTCCTGTGCCCGCGGGATATAAATCCCGCTCAATAAATTCTCGACATAATCCTCTTCGGTCTTCGGATAGTCCTTCACTTCGTCGGATTCGCCAGGCATGTAAACAACTGTCCATTGATCCGCTTCATAATCCGAAACCATTGCATTCAATAATTTTCCAGCCAGGTCATCTTGATCCCATCTCGTCATGATTAGGATGATCGCTGAGCTGGTGTTATCCAAACGGTTATAGGCAACCGAGCGATACCACTCCCAAACATTATCCCGCCTCGCTTCGCTGTCCGCGTCTTCTCGACTTTTGAAAGGATCATCGACGATGAACAGGTTCGCCCCGAAGCCTGTAATCGCGCCGCCCACACCAGCCGCGATCATCCCGCCGCTGTGGCCTGCCAATTCCCAAGCCGCCGAGCTGCGGCTGTCGCTATCCAGCAACACGGGTTCATCGGTCGAAGCCATCTCACCGAACACCGTCGAATATCGGTCGCTTGCAATCAAGTCACGTACTTCCTTGCTGTGTTTCGTGGCAAGGTCTGCGCCGTAGGATGTCAGGATCACGCGCAGGTCAGGGTTATTCCCCAACAACCACGCGGGGAATTTACGGCTTGCCGTCTGGCTCTTCCAATAACGCGGAGGCATGAAGATCATCAAACGACCGATGCCTTCTTTTCCGCCTGTCTCGATAAATCTCGCAACCTGTTCAAGTTTTGCGCCCATGTATTGAATGTGCCTGGCTTCAACAGGATGCTTCGGGTCCACATATTTGCAGAACGGTAAAAACTTACGCTTCGCAATTAAACGCTGGCGCAAATTATTTTTCAGATCACTATTGGAAACAGAGATATCAGGCAGTGTCATCGTCATCCTGCTCTTCTTCCCCTAAATTCGTGCTCTCCGAATTTGGGGGAACGTCGCTGTACCCAGCGACAAGGGGGCTGGGTGGGGCCTCTTCGTTCTCGATCTCTTCTTTCAACTGCTCGATCATATCCAGCGCATCAGAGCCTAGTAATTCAATGATCTTCGCGGTGGAAGTTTTATCCAACCGTGAAAGCAGATCCTTCGCTACACTGTTATTGGTTTGATCTACCGTGACCTTTGTGTGTTTATCGATCAATCCAGTGGCCTCCCACAATAATCTCCGTTCAGCCGTGGATTTATAGTCAGGGATGCTGGCAACCTCACCGCTCGCCTTGATCGAGCCTGGAATATAGACAAAATATTCCTGCACCTGCAAGTCAGCGATCATCTGATCGATGTATGGATATTTCCTTCGCCACTCGGTAATTCGGCGGTCTGAATTCAAACCGAGCACTTCTATTGCAAGTTCCTCCTGTGTTGCTGGCCAGCGATGTGTCTTGATCACAACTGACCACGCAATAAATGCCGCGATCTTCCATGGAATATTTGAATTCAAAAGCTCATGATACTTCTCGGCCCACGAAGGGATCTCCCCTTCATCCAATTTTTCCTTTAACGCAAAACGCGCCGCCATCTCGCGTTCCTTGATTTCAGCCATCGAGAGCGGTGTTTGGTTCTGACCAGCTTCTTCAGCATCCTGAAGAAGGTTTGCAAAACCATCCAATTGCAATTGCGTAATACGTCGAACTTTTGTCATATTTTCCTTTCCCTCCTCCCCAAAAGACTCCGCGATAGCGGATATTTGGGGGAGGGCAGGGAGGGGGCTATTTCTTCAGCCCTTCCAACGCCGCAACCCGTGTTTCAAGCGAAGCAACTCGCGCCTCCACACTACCCGAAGGCGGAGTCACTACCCCTCCATCGACAAGTTTCATAAACTCGCGGTTGACATTCTGAATGCAGATCCATTCCGAAATGCCCGCGCTGTCAGCTTCACTCACGCGCCCCCAGGTGGAGTTATCCTTGTTCGTCACAAAGCTATCAAGCATCCGCCGCGTGCCAGCGTCGATCCTGCCAACTTGATTTGTGATCCAAACGCCGCCGATCTTGTATTCCACAATTCTCGGCTCGCGTCTTATGTTCACCACGCTTTGCGCTTCGTAAATTCCAGGTGTTAAGTTAGACATGGTATGCTCCTTATTTCTACTCATGAGCTGGCATCTGCGATGACAACTCACCAGTCTGCTTTTTTTTGATCTCGGCAATATCTTTATGCTGATTCGCCAGCAATTCTTCAAATTTCTTTTGGTTCGCCGAAAACTCCTCGATCTTCTTTTGTTTCTCGATGCTCTCGATCCGATACGTGGAAAGTTCTTTTGACAATAAAAACT